GCGATAAGTGATGAGCGCATTCAAGCCGAACAACAGCTTTTTGATGCGCGCAAATCTGGCAATCAAGCTGCAATCGATTTAGCCGTAAAAGGTCTTGCTGAGATAGATGCAAAGGAAAAGGCTTATCAGGCTGAAAGTCAAAAAATTACTGAAGCTAAAATCCAAGCTGCACAAGTTGTAGCTAGTGCAATGATTAAGTCTGCAGATGCTGCAGGTATGGCGCAACTCAAAGTACTAAATGTTCAACTAGCAGCACAGGGTTTGCAAGCTGAATTTGATAGCACTGGGAAGGTTATCGTAAAAGCCATGGATGACGGTGCAAAAGCTACCGAAAACCAAGGCAATGCCACAGATAAAGCTCGAAAAGCTGCTACTGCGTTAGGGCTGGATTTGGATGTTTCTTTAAATAGAGTTTCAGAGAAATTTAAAGCAGGTGAAGCCAATGTTAATAGTTTTGTAGCTGGTTTAGAAGGCCTGGGAGTTACGGGTAAACAGGCCGGTGATGTTACTTATAAAGCATGGTTAAAATGGCTAGAAGCAGCTAAAAGCCAAGCTGAAATTGATGCTGCCAAAGCTAAGCTTCAGGAGTTTGGTGACCAAGGCCAGGTTTCTACATCTCAAGTTGAGCAAGGTTTAATTGCAATTAAATTGCAAGCTCAAAAACTTCCTGATGATATTGATCCGGTTACTGAAGCTTTTAAGCGTCTTGGGATTGAGACCAGAGAAAATCTGAAGCTTGCAGCTCAACAAGCATTAATGGATTACATCACTATCCGGGATAGCGGAAAAGCAACTGCTGAAGGTGTTCAAAAAGCTTATGAAAAAGCTGCTCAGTCTGCTGCAGCATCCGGTGATGCGGGGGTAATAGCCTCCACAAATGCAGCCAATGCTGGTCGTAATCTTGAAGTTCAAATCGACAGCACAGGTAAAGCTGTTGTTAAAACTATGGATGAATGGTCTAAATCCAATGACCTTGTAAGAAACTCGGCTGAAAGAATCGGCGATGGATATCGTCATGCAGGTCAAATCGCACGAGAAGAAGCCAAATCATCGACAGAGGCATGGCGTGATGCAGTTGCAGCTGCTTCCAAACAGTTTGACGCTGAAATGAAACGGCAGAGTAAATCACTCAGCAATGGTATCTATAACTATAACTCTTACAGTAAAGCTGATGTTTTATCACAGCTTAAAAGTAAGGGTTATAGCGATAAAGAGGCTGAGAAACTTGCTGGCACTATTTGGTCTGAGGCGATGGCAGCAGATCGCGCTGCTAAAGAGGACGGTTTGGGTAAAGATGGCAACCTGGGAATAAAAGCACTAATTAATCAAGAGTTCGATGCAGCTGCTGCTAAAGGCTTAACCACTCAGCACGGTACCAACAAGATTAATGACCTTCTTCGCCAGATGACGGCCAGCAATCTTGTTTCCACAGGTCCTTCAACCAAACCGGTTGATATAAATAGTCTTGCGCCTAATGTGAGTACGCCTGTTCCAAGCACTCCAACGGCCAATGCCTCAAAATCAGTCAACTACAACATTAGCTTTGGTGGTCAGACACTTTCATTATCAGGCTCAGCAGAACAGGAATCCATGATGAATCAATTGATCAACCAACTTAAAACACAGGCGAAATCAACATGAAACTCATTCGCTTAGCAACATCAGAAACCGTCCCATTAGAGGACGGTTTTTTATGGCCTGATGAATTCTCATGGAAGGTAATTGAGCAGAATCAAGGCTATGCCATGGATGGCACTTTGCATATTCAGGAAGGTAAAAAGAAGTCTGGACGACCTATCACTCTACAACCGGCAGACACCAGTATGGGGTGGATCAAGCTTCGACAATTACGGACTGTTTTAGAGTGGTCCAAGCTGCAAGATGAGAATTTTAAACTCCAGTTTGAGCAGCCTCATGACAACCGGCAATTTACAGTCAAATTCAACCATCAGGATGGCGCTTTAGAGGCTGATCCGGTGAAAGGGATTCCAGCGGTATCACTGGATGATTATTACAACGTGACCTTGCGCTTTACGGAGTTAAACGATGGCGATTGAAACCAAAGATTTAGTGATTTACAAGTCTGAACGCTTGACGGATAACTCGGATGGTGGTGGTAAATATTCTGGTGTCGTGGTGCAGGATGGCATCAGCAATAACCTGTTCAACGATGTTTCAGAGATGGATGGGACCATGGGGGATGTCTCCATGCGCAAAATCTTTCCTGCGGTCACGACCGAAGATACTGATGTACTGATGGGTGCAACAGTCTTTGTATCTGAGCTACCTAAAAATCCCAATGTATCAGCATTGCTATTCAGTACCAAAAACTGGACCGATGAACGCCAGTCTGCCCAGAACCGGTTAGAGAACTATCTGGCCAAAGGTGGTCAAATAGCTGGTACGCCACTTGATACACACCTGCAGGGAATGAAGTTGCTGCAGGTAGCCATGTTTCCGCAAGAGGTTGAGTCTTCTGTGGGGGATACCATTGTGCTGGTCAGTGATGAGGGTAAGACCTTAGAGCATGAACAGTATGTTCGTATCACTAAGGTTGAAACACGTACTGCCATTATGGTTATTGACGGCAAAAATGTTGAGTATAAGATTGCCACCTATTCCTTAAATGATGCCTTGGGAGTTGATTTTGTAGGGCTTTCAGCGCGTCAGTGGTACAACGGTGAGAAATCCAAGACTATCATCCGCGATACCATTGTTGCTGATACTGGTCTGTACTATTCATCTACCGCGTTGGCTTCTGATGCGGGTGTGGGTGAGTTTACAGTCAATGCCAAAAGTATCTTTGCCCAGCTGATTCCATCTGCTCAAACTGAAACACCGATTATTGATGTGAATGCTGCTGGTGAAAGCGTGGTTCTGGTAGCGGGTAATGACAACACAATTACAGCCAACTACCCGAATATGGTGATTGGGGTGAGTCAGAACCTTTACGTCGGCTCTGCGGTGATTCCATCCAGCGTGGCTTTCACATTGCAAGGTCAGCAAATTACCGATCAGGGCGGCTTGCTTAAAAATACTCAAGGCACTCAGGTCGGCACCATTGATTATCAGCGTGGATTAATTCAGTGGACTGCAGCGGCTCCGACCGGAACTATGAGCTTAAATATCACATTTAAGCCGGCAGCTGCACCGAACCAGTATTATCAAAGTGATGTCATCCCGGTCACTCAGAATAACCAGGGCACCAACTGGACCGGCGTTTTAGTTCCGATTCCTGCGCCAGGTAGCCTTTCTATTTCATATATGTCGCAAGGCAAGTTCTATGAACTTAAAGATGATGGCTCAGGCCAGTTAAAGGCTTCAAGTCCATCCTTTGGTTCAGGCATGATCAATTATGAAACCGGTTCATGGTTACTCACCACTGGTGCTTTACCTGATGTAGATACACCGATCCTGCTCAACTGGGGCACACCGATTGTCACTTTCGTGCGCTCTAATTTAAGTGTTGAAAAAGCTGCATTTGATTTTGATCTAGGGCGGTCAGGTGTTCTACCAGGCATCACGATTAACTGGATGCTTGAAGGTGAAGCCAAAACAGCAACCTCAAATGCTCAGGGTAAATTTACCGGTGATGCCACAGGTGATATCAACTACGCCACCGGTATTGGCAAGATCATTCCAGGCAAACTGCCGCAAAAAGGCACAGTCTTTTCGGTGATCTATAACTATGGCGCCTCGCTTGAGCAGACCAAGATGGATGTTGCACCCGATGCTAATCAGAAACTCAGCTTTACGATTGGAACAGGTGCAGCAATTCAGTCCAATAGTATTGAGTTAAAAGTTCCTGTTCAAAGTAGTGAAGGGATTACAGGAACCGTGACGCTGACGGATGTACCAGTGAATTCTACGATTGGCAACCTGGTAAATGAGCGTGGTCAGGTACAGGGCACAATCACCTATGCCACAGGTGCGGTTGAAGTTACACCACAAGGTACGGCAAATACATTCGTACCAATCTATATAACCACAGCCGTCTACGGAACTGCATAGCGAGGAAATATGTCTTTTTATTCTCCACAAACATCCAGCATTCGGGGTGAACAGGTCGAACTTAGAGCCTATAGTGCCGTTGATGTGCAAGTGAAATACCGTGATACCTCAGGCTCGAATTCAGCAACGCATACGGTGACGGCTAATAAACTCAAGCTGGATTTGTCATCGGGCTTTGACGAGCAAATTTTAACTGGTTCAGCCCGATTCAAAGTGGGCGTTGATACCTTTCTAGATCGCACCGGTTTGCTATATCGAAACGTGAATCCTGCAAATAACAGCGGAATTCAGTCTGGTGTGATCCAGTATGGTACCGGTATTGTTGAAATCGACTCATGGACACCGAATGCAGATAACACGATTACTCTGGAATCCTTAACCACAACCACTGACTTATTGCCGGTCAATAAAATCAGTTTTAGAACACCGATTATGCCAATCCGTCCGCAATCTTTAACAGTGGTGGTGGGAACGCTTGAATATGGTCAGCTTACACTGACAGCTGATGAAAATGGCGTAATTGAAACCAGTCGCGCGCATGGACAGGTGAACTGGGACAATGGTTTTGTCACGATTTATTTCTATACCAAAACCAAAATCACTGAAGCCAACCGAGCAGAGATTGAAGCAAATGGCTGGTATGACCCGCTACTTGAATACCAGGAAGGTGTAGATAATTATATCAATGTCCCAGTATGGGTGGATGCTTCATCGGTACGCTATAACGCAGTGGCTTACACCTATATTCCGCTAGATTCGGAAATCTTGGGACTGTCTGCTACTCGATTGCCGATTGATGGTCGAGTGCCGATTTTCCGTATTGGTGGTATCGGGATTGTCAGCTCAAGCAAGTCTCAGGAGTTACCAAGTGCAATTGCGGGAACTACATACGATCTAAATGATCAGCGCATTTCGTGGGCCGAGCTTGAAGATGCCAGCGGAACGAAAATAGCTTTCGATTTGTACACGGTCGATTATGATTATGGTCGCGTAACGCTCGGTGGTGACTTCGCGCTGGGTAATCTGGTTGCACCACTGACAGTGAAATACCGCTATCAGGATATGGGCCTGATTCGTGACGTACAGATTAACGGTCAGCTGACCTTCACCAAGCCTTTAACCCATAATTATGATGCGGTCGATACTATTGTTGGGTCGGCACTGGTCATTGGTGATATGCAGGCGCGTTATACACGCAAGTTTGTGCAAGGTTCGTGGAGTAATACTTGGGCAGATGAGCCAAGTTTAGGGATTTTGGCCAACTACAATGACTCACTTTATCCGCTCCAAGTGACGAATAAGGGGGCAATTCAGGAACGCTGGGCACTGATATTTACCGGTGATCAATCATTCCGTTGTGTGGGTGAATATTCTGGCCAGATCGGTACCGGTACTATAAATGCAGATTTTTCCCCTATGAACCCTGTCACTGGTGTACCGTACTTCACCATCAAGAAGGAAGGCTGGGGTACAGGGTGGGCTAATGGCAATGTCCTGCGCTTTAATACCGTGGCTGCCAATTTTCCAGTATGGGTAATTCGCACTGTGACGCAGTCTGAGCCAGCAGTATTGTCAGACCAGTTCCAGATCATGCTGCGTGGTGATATTGACCGTGTTGTCTAAAACCTAAATCAAATATGACCGCTTTGTGCGGTCTTTTTTATGGATAAGAGAAATGGCGACAGATGTAGATGTTCAATACTTTAGCCACTTAAATGGCTTGGTACTTGGCAATAACTGGGGTGATTTGATTCGCTTGCTTGATAAAGCATTGGTTACAGGGATTAGTTTCACTGAAATCACAAGCGCGTCAATCAATGAGCAAGGAGATGTAGTCATTAATTTGTATTCAGCGCATAACGCATTGCTGTTTCAGGTGGTTGAGCTGACGGGTTTTATGCCGGCTTCATTGAATCAGAAATACCGCATCAAAGGCGTGCCAAATACCACCCAACTCATTTTAAAGCCTGCGTTAGATATTGTTGAGCGATCAATTACTGCAATTGGGGCAGGCAAACTCGCATCACTTGGATATGACATTATTTTTCGCGATGCTAATGATGTTAAGCGAGTTTATCGTGCCAAAAACCCAACAGTACAGCACCCATTTATTCGGGTTGATGAATCTCTTGCAAGCGACACAGGCTTATATAGTAGCGCGTACGCAAAATATGCAATGGTGGGCTTGCTTGAGCATATCAACCATATTGATGATTATGAGAATCCTGATGTGCTGCAATTGCCTTTTGATCCTAATGATCCTGCTAAAAATTGGAGAATTTCAGGAATCAATGGTGAAGTAGTCAGAGGATGGAACCGATGGTATTGGCGAAAACGCGGAGAAGGAAATCCGGGTGAACAATACGCGGATTCAGATTCAATTAATACAAATGGCGATGGTCAATTTACGTTAATTGGAGACCAGGATGCTTTTTATTTTTTAACAAGTATTCATGTAAATTTTCCTAATCGTAAAATTATGGTGGGCTGTGGATTATTTGACTCAGTTTTAGATAAATCATTAACCCAGAATTGGTTTTTGGGTGGTGCCATCACGCAGCAAACAGCAGCCAACTTTTATAACACTATCTATAATTCACCAAACATGACAATGCTATGCAGTGGTGGTGTTAGTGGTAAGTTCCTAGTGCCAAAGCATGACCCAGTAAACCCACTGACAGATCACACTTATGCAAATTGCGATATTACAGGGTATAGAAGTGGTGTTAATGATCTTCATGGTAAGTCGTTGATTGCTGCAACAAGTTTCCCATTTGGCGACGATAATGGTTTTCTGCGAGGAAACCTAAAGCATGTTTGTTTCTCAAGAAAAAACCATCTGTATCAACAAGCAACACCAATAATTGCTGAGTCGTCAATGTATATCTATGAAAATCTTTATAACAACCCGGCTGCAGGCGATGTTATGGGTGGATTTTATTTTTATATGGGGGAGTTAGAGTGAAGCCATGTAAATTCCTAGCTATGCAATCATCTGATCTTTTACAAAACCTGAGTGTTGGCCCTGTAATTGCAAAAATTAAAGGGTCTGTAAAAAAATTAGGAGAGCGGTATCGGGACGCCACTGTGGTTTTATACGATAAAAGCAACCTGCAGCCTATAGCAGTGCGAAAGCCTGATACATATGGTGATTATCAGTTTTTAGGTCTAAATACAGATTTGAAAACATATATTGTAGCTTTTGACAAAAACCAAAAATTCAATGCAGTCATTCAAGACAACGTGGTGCCAAAATGAGTCAAACATCAATCAATGCTCGGCTTGCCATGATTCAAGCCTTTTCAGAATTTATGGATAACGGTGGCCAAAGTGCTACCGTTATTTTTTATGATGGCTTACAGCCTGCAAGCCCAGCAGTTGCAGCAGACTCAAACAACGCCTTAGTCACTTTGGTATTTTCTGAACCCTGTATTAAAGAAGTCACGCTAACTTATGTTGAATTCCATCCGACAGACACAGGCTTAGTCATCAAAACAGGTACAACCACATGGGCAAGAATTTACAACGGTGCGGGTGAAGTAGCAGCAGATTTAACAGTGGGTACAGATATATCGCTAGCAAATACTAATTTAGTGCTCGGTGGCTCATTCCAAATCAACTCATTTAAAATTAGACCATAGGTGATGTATGGCAGGTATTGTTCTCGAGTTTTCACATCATGGTGACTTTGATAATTTCGGCATTATTCGTTCGAGCACCCCAACAAATTTGACAAGCCTGCCGTCACCGTTAGTGACGGGTCTTTCTACGATGTTTTATGTCGACACGGCTGTTGTAGATGGTGAAACTTACTACTATAGAGCTGTTGTTTGGCGCGATGGTAAAATGGAAGTTAGTGAGGAATTTATAGCAACTGCTACTGCAGGAGATCCTTACTGGGATAAAGTTGTTGTGCTGCTACACATGAATGGAAACTTAACCGATGAGTGTGGTAATTCTTGGGTGGCAGAAGGTGGAATGCAGCTTAGTTACACTGACCCGAAATTCGGCAGTGGTTGCGCCTATTCAGATGGTTCTTATAATTCAAACCTACACATGACATCACCTACCCCCAAATTACTTAATGATGATTTTTGCATAGAAATGTTCTACAAGCCCGTTAACACTAACACTTGGTATAGTTTTTTTAATACTTACGGAGCAGGAAATACCGCTGAAAGAAACTTAGCGATTAACAATTCTAATGGAAAATTGACCGCATCATTAATCACTATTACAGGAAATAATGATTTTATACTAAACGAATGGCACCATGTTGCCTACACCAGACAAGGTGGGGTTTTGAGGTTGTTTTTGGATGGTATTTTGGTAGGTTCGGGGGCTATTACTGAAAGCGTAAGAACTGATGCAATCTATATCGGCCTGCAACCATACAGCGCGGTTTGGGCTGTCCCCGGGCATTATGACGAGCTACGCATAACGAAGGGTATTGCTAGATACACGGAAAATTTCACATCACCGAAACAAGCATTCCTAGATCGATAAAGTATCCCAAGCATAAGGTTGATAAAAGTGAAACTATCCAAACCATTCGGGCTGATTGCGAACTATCAGGTTGACCCCAATCGGTCAGATCTAACCCGTCCATTCGGTTTGGTTTTAACCTATGACCCCAGCGCAAATGACGGCACCAATGCATTCATAGACACAGTGCTCGACACTGAATTTAGTTTTGAGGTGGCTGCTTTATTTAGTGAAAATACTGATGTTATTGGCCAGATAGATACGGTTTTAGATACCAGTTTTAGTTTTGAAATTGAAGCAGTATTTATTGAAAACCTCTGTACCATTGATACGGTCTTGGATACTGAATTTGCTTTTGATGTTGAAGCGTTATTCGATATTAATCATCTGGTTGGTGTGTGTTATGGTTTTGACATGCGATATCAGAAAGCGATTGCATGCATGAGCACCACAGAAATACCGTGGGCTAAACCAATATTAAGAGTCTCAAATGAGGCTCTTTTTTATGACCAGGGCTTGGTGATTTCCAAGCAAGTAGATGTTTGGCATGAGCAGGCTGGGTCACTAAATCGGGCTATTAGATCGCTACATGAGCAAGCGACCGGATTAAGTTCTGATGCATATATTATCTGGGAGAAAGGCGATAAACGCTTTATTCATCAGCACTATCTGCATGAGGAATCAATCAAATTAAGACATAACCGGGAAAGTACTGCAGCGTGGAACTTCAGGTGATGTGCCACTTGAATCAGCTACTGGCCCATTGTTTAACCTGGTGTCTGGTGCCAGTTACGGAAAAAATGAATTGGTGAAAGCGAATATTCAGGAGTTGCATACCTTATCTGATATCCCGGTAAGCTTCGATATTGGCGAGATGCTACCCGGTAAAACCATTGCTTTTAATGGTCAGTGGTGGGGTGTTATTGATTCAGTTTCAGGTAGCTTCTCACACGAAAAGGTCAATGAAACCATTACCGTGGAGCGTATCAGCCGTGACTAATCCTTTATTTGAATTGCGAAAGCTTTTAAATCCTACGCATACGGAATACATCGGTACCATTACATCAGTAAAGCATCCGGAATACCGGGTGCAGATTGATGGTGGATCTGGTCCAGTGCTGTGCACATCCGGTACAGCCTATAATTTAGGTGCCCGAGTTTTTATTGCAAACCAAGTCATTTTGCGACCTGCACCGAGTGGGTCGCATTCAGAAATAGAAGTTTAAAGTTAATCAAACAACAGCACCTTTCGGGGTGCTTTTTTATTACCAAAATTTAGGGGGCGGCATGTCCAATGACTACACAACTGATCCACCACCAATAACACCTAGCCAGCTTTACGCAATTTCAGACAACATTAATCAGTTACGTCAAAGCATGGAAAAATTGGCAGATTTACCGCAAAAAATTGACCGGATGAGTGTGCAGTTTGAGCAACTTCAAAAGGACCAGCAAAAGACTGTACACGATTTACAAAAGGCCAGAGATGGTTTTGAAGAAGATTTAGATCGAACCAAATCAAGCCTTCGTGCCGAGATGAAGCAGATCCGCCAGGACACTGAAGTAAAGCATAAAGAGGTTGATCTTCAAATCCGAATACTAAGTGAAAGTAAAACAAAGATTGATAACACCACCAACATTGTGCGCTGGGGTGGGATTGCTTTACTTGGTGCCCTGGGAGTCGCATGGAATACCCAGACGGGTAAAACCGATGCTATGACTACTCGATCCATGGAAAACACTCAAAAAATCCAGGTTCTTGAAAAGCAGTCTGACCAACTCTTAAGAACGGTTGAAGAAATCCGCAACAAACTTTATGAACGCAATTACAGAGAGAGCGCTAATGAAATTAGTAGATAATGCCCGACAGTGGTATAAATTCTGGTCCATTCGATTAAGCGCTTTAGGCGCTTTTTTATTGTCTGCGTGGTTTGCATATGGTAGTGAAATTACTGCATGGTGGATGATTCACGCCGCTGATTATTTCTCTTTCTTGTCACCGCAAACAATCAAGTGGGTGGGCTTAATCCTTGTGATTACAGGGCAATTGGCTCGACTGGTGAAACAACCTCAATTGGTTAAAGATGGTGGTAATCCATGAAACAAATTTTTGATTTCTTGCGCAAGATTAGCGGAGGAAAGCTTACCCAGAAACAGGTTGAAGCTGCCGATAAGTTAATTGCAACCGCCTACGATGATGTTGCTGTAATGCTTGGCATTGCTATTGATGTAATGAGTAAAAAAATCACCAATGATCAAATTGTTGATCAAGCAAAATTACTCGGTATTGAAGTTGCGGCCTTAAAAGCAGTAATGGAAGTGGAGTGCAAAGGATCA